TGCTGGTTCTGCTGTGGGTTATACGCCAGGTGCCTACAGCATCACAACAGCGGGCGACGCCTTCAGCTACAGCGAGTCCTATATCGAGGGTGATGCCACCCCAACCGCAACCTCAGTAAGCAGCGGCGTCGTAACAAGCCTGCCGATGCTTGGCAACACAACGACGACCTCCGGCGGGGTCGCAGGCAGCCTTGCCGGCACGATTGCATCTGACGGAGCGATGACAATCACAGCAGGCGGTGCAGGAACAACCGCGACCGGGCAAGTCGTCCTAAGCATCGAGGTTGAGTGATGCGCTGGCTATTGCTGCTGTTGTTTTCTGCGCCAGCAGCTTGTGCCGTTCCCGTCGTGCCTCAGTTCACGCAGGGCACGATGACGAGTCACACAGAAACAACGAGCAAGGTCACTGAGACAATCGTCAGCGAGAATTTTTCAACCGGGTTTGAATACAGTGCAAGCGGAGTAAACATCACTCCCGACGGACCTATTAACCCCGTTTCCAACACAACGGTCAACGGATGGACCTCCTTAGGAGAACGACCAAACTGGTCAATCGTCAAGCCGGGCGAAGCGTTTCAATTCGTCGAAAGCCTGAAGGGGCCGGGCCTCAGCAACATCACCACTATTCAGCGCACCACGGAAATCACAAGCGTTACCGATACGGTCTCCTCCTTCTCGGAATAATCGCGACCGCTCCGGTAAACGCGCAGGATGTCGGCGGCATCTCGGCAACCGCAAGCCCTACAGCAACGTCCTCCGGATCGGTAAGCAACCAGGCGGTACAGATCCTTCAAGGGAGCGCAATCACTAATACCTACGGCGGCAACATTCAGTGTCAGGGGCCGACCCTGACGGTCACGCCGTATCTCAACCGGACGAAATCCTGGGGCCTGCCGTATGAATACAGCTACCCCGACCCGGTTTACGATCTCAGCGATTTAGACGACGATGGCCGCCTTGATAATCCCGGAGATGTGCTGTTCTACAAGGACACCCGAACAGGACAGAAGGACAACCACAACTGGAATCTTGGCCTATCGATTCAGGCCACTATCCCGCTCGATCAGGGCCTACAGAGACGATGCAAGGAGGCTGTAGATACGCAACTTGCGCTTCAACAACAGTTGCTCGCTAACAAACGCTTGGACTTTGAGATCTCGAGGCTTAAGCACTGCGGGGAACTAATGATGAAGGGCATTCGATTCGCTAAGGGCAGCCCTTATGAAAAGGTGTGCCGCGATGTTCGGGCACACCACCCAATCCCCCACACCCATTCTATTTCCGTAAAGACCTCTGGAACTTCCGACGCTCGCTGACACTTTCAACTTTGACTTTTTTACCGATTGCTTGTTGAAGTTTCTTTGCCAACTTCTTAATCGTCGGCCTGATCGCCTTAAGGAGCAATGGGGTTGCGAGTGCTGCTGAGACGGCGATTGCTGATGTCCCTGCAGTATTTACCGCTTGCGGGATCGTCGGAATCGCTTCGATAATGCGCTCAGTAAGAGGCTTCGGCTCGGCAGGTGGTTGCTCTTTTGGCGCTGGTGCTGTTGTTGCTGGTGGTTCTTTTGTGGGGAGCTTGACCGGCGGCGGTTTAGCGGCAGGAGGCTCAGCAGGCTTCGCCTTCGCAGGCTTTACGGGTTGCGGCTCTACCTCCGGCTCCATCTCCATCGGATTGAAGTGCGGTAGCTCGATAACTGGCACGCCGATATCGAGTGTTACCGGCGGCGCTTGCGGAATCGCTACCTGTGGAAGATCAACAGACGAGTTAATCTCAGGCACGACGATTTCTCGGATCTCCATGAAGACAGAGCGGTTTACAGCAGGTCAGCTCTGGATTGAACGTACTCAACATCGCGAAGGCCCGCCGATCGTTTACACCTGCAAATCGGGGCGTTCTTCAATGCTGTTCACCGATCCGAAGGCTTTGCTGAAATTTGTTCGTTGGCCTAAATCAACACCAACCGGTCAAGCCCTTCGCGAATGGCTTGCCTCGTTTGACGAAAAATCAAAGGCAACTTCGTCAGACCCTAAATGGTCGAAAATCAATGCAGAACTCGATAAACGCATTGACCTTGATAGAGAGCCAGACGATCCGACCGCTAACACTAAAATGGTGACGTGATCGCAGGGCCAGTCTCGGTCGGAAGCTTCGGCATCTCAGGGATCTCGGGGACCGGGACCTGCTTGAGGATCGTTTCCGTCAGCTCTAGCTTCATCTCGCTTAGATAAAGCTTCATCATTGACGGAACACGCGTGTAAGCCATCACGCCGATCACAGCGAGGGTCGTTGAGATCGTGAAGCCGAGAACGCCCAACAGGTTGCAGACTTTTTGCATGGCTAAAAAAAAGCCCCGCTGTGCAGACGGGGCCCCTTCCTGTGTGCTTCTAAATCCTAGCCTCAGAAGCTGAACTTAGCTCCGGTCTTGAAGCCGAGGCCGAAGTCATCGCCGGTGCTGAATGAAACCTCTCCGTAAAGAGGACCGCCGCTCACGCCAGCCTTGCCGGTGAACTCGATCTCCTTCTCGCCAGCGTCAGGGAAGACGACAGCAGGGCCTGCTTGCACGTAGGCACCGTTATCGAAGTCATAGCCAACATGACCCTCGAGGATCCCGGAGCCAACGCCGGAATCGAGGCCGACGCCGACATTCAGCTCAGGGTTGACGTACCAATCTGCGCGGGCAGAGAGGGGAGCCAAGGCAAGTGCGCCAGCGGCTACACCAAAAACAAGACGCTTGATCATTAGTTGAATTAGCGTTTTCCCTGGCCACGGTATCTCTTCTTGCCCTTTTTAGGGCGTGAGTGCTGACCATTTCCTTGTGTGGTCCGTTTTGGTTTACCGACAACAAATGTTTGACCGTTAAGGGACTTCGCCATCAGTAACCGTCAGTTGACTGCAGGTTGCGATATTTATTCGCAAGCCCAGTAAACAAACCATGCTGCGGATGACTGATCATGTCGCGACCGTCGAGGAAGAACAACTCTTCCAGCCACAGCGTTCTAGCCGCCATAGCCTGTACGTCCTCCGCGCCAGGCTTAGCGGCGATCATCGGGTCAGGGCGTTGCATTGCTGTCTTGCAGGGAAATCACGCTGTGCCTGTGAGTAGCCAGCGCCATACATGATATGAGCGGTGCTCACGATTGCCATCAGCCAAGAGACAATGACTAACCAGAAGCACAGCATCAACCGACTAGCTGACATCACCAGCTAGAAGGCGTACCAGATGCCTGAGTTGGATTGATCTGCTCAGTGATCCGTGCAGCAAGCTGATCCTGAATCTCAGTGACCCTTTCATCGCCACCGAGCTTAGCCTGCACAGCAGCCACGATGTCAGCCTCAGTCAGATCCTCAAAATCGGCCAAGGTGTCAGGACGATCAAGGCCAACGCTGCCGTAAGCACCTGAGTTGTAGGCGTTGCCTTCAGAGTCAACCTGATCGCTGATTGCCGTCACGGTGTAATGGGCCGTATGTGCAAATCCATCCGACAGATTTCTGTCAAGGTTTGCGATCTTCCAGACGAAGGTGTTAGCCATGATGAAGTGAAGTCAGAGGAAGTTTACTTAGCCAGCCTCAAGGGCTGCAACTTTAGCTTCTAGGATTTCGATCTTGGCGACTGCCTCTTGCAGGGCCTTCACAAGTATGGCCTCAGTTTTGCCCCACCCAGTAAGAGTTTTCATTCCATCCTCACGCTCACCAACCGCGTCAGGGAAAACCTCTTCAAACTCTTGCGCGATAAAGCTAGTTTGATGTCCACCACCTTCGGATTGGATGTAATCGAACTCGACAGGTCTCAGCCTGCAAACATTGTCAAGCTGTGACGGAAGGTCAACGATGTTTTCCTTAAGCCTACGATCAGAAAAAGATCCAAATGCCGCTTGGCTGGCACCGTTTGCATTGATTCGACCGCTACCAGTGTTTTGGTCGTTGATTGAAAAAATTACAAATACTTGGCTGGTAGTGTTAGTGTTTGCATGTTTATCGAACGTTGCGACAGCACTTCCTAAGCCCATACTTGAGCCGCCTACAGCTCTAAATCCTGGTTCTGCCGAGTTTGAATAAGCATTAACTGTTCCATAATGATTGAGGGAGGTCGTACCCACCAACAGCCGCCCAACACTATCAATCCTCATTTGCTCGCTCGCATTTGTTCCAAAAGCAAGTGAGTTATTGGAGTGGTTGTAGTCGAGGAAGCCTCTAAATCTGTCATCCCCACTATTTCCATCTGCAAAGGCAAACATGCCCTGATTAGATGAATCACTAACAATCGTTATTCCGCTTTGCGCAGCTGATCCAGTATCGACAACTAGCTGCTGTGCGTAATAATCTTTGGGCGACGTCGTTCCAATACCCACGCGGCCAAGTCCATCGACCCTGACTCTTTCCGTCGGCGTATCGCCATCACTTCCATCATTAGTGTGGATGGTTAGTCTGCCTTTTTGGTCATCTCCTGTTCCGTCATGCCCAGACTGGACACTGCAAAGCGTTGATTGTTCTCCTCCGCTTTGCGTGCCTCTGAACATAACTTTGCTATAGCGATTGCCGTCAAGATCGCTTGCAGTCTCGTTTAAAATTGATATGAAATTTGTATTTGAGGCACCCGTAACTTCTAGCTTCGAGTTGCTTAGGCTTGCGGAGCTTTTGCCCACCAAGAACCGCCCATCTGCGTCTAAACGCGCTTTCTCCGCGCCGTTAGTTTGGAAATAAAATGGGAAATTGCCTTCAGTACCTAAATAAGCAAGCTCGCTACCGCCACCTTTCATGTTGATGGTGAAACGTGCAGTTCCTACGGAATTGCCAAGAGCAACTCGTGAAGCTATAGCATCGGCAGAAACATCAGAAGATGCACAGATAGCAGCAGCCGACCCGCTTTCTACACAGTGAAGCTTGAACCCAGGAGATGCTGTGTTAATACCGATGCGATTAGTTGATGCATCGACAAACAGCATGTGAGTATTGGTGTCTGACTCCACACGGAAGTCAACATTATTCCCGCCGTCGTTAAATACAGTCAGATCGTTCTTAAACAGAACACGCTGTGTGCCGCCAGTAGTGATTCCAAAGTGATCTGCTGCAGGGCTATGAATTCCAGTGTCCAGGTCGTCAGCAAAGGCAAGACCAGGAGCGGCAGCAGTGCCGTCCTCAATCAGCATCGTGCCGTCAAGCTCACGCAGCGTAATCCATGCGTTGTTGGCGCTATTCCTGATTTTGAGCTGGTTGGCGTTAGTGTCGGCCCACCACTGATATGCGTAAGTCGTTGCGGGGGCAGAGCTGCTGCTGTTATTGCTGACGATTGCCGCTAAGGCATTGTTTAAATCAGAACGGACTGCCGCACCCGTGCCGTTTGCAATCACATAGTCGTGGGTTGCCATGACCTAGCCCGTTTTGGACAACATTGGCTCTATGTTAAACCGCCTTGCCATAGCCCACAGCCGTGTAAGTGAAGTTGCGGTCCACATGATTGCCGCCTGTGTCCAGTACTTCAAGGGTGAAGCCAGTGCCTGTGATGCTAGGGATATTGATGCGCTCGCCAGCACCTAGGTTTTGAACTGTGACGGTAACGCTTGGCAGATAGGCGTTCGTCCCACCAAGCGAACCTGTGCCCGTGAAAAAGGCTTTGTCAAACGAAACAAGCTTAGCGCTAGTGCCAGAAGCGATAGCAGCGTTGCTGTTTTCCTGACGACGCTGGAACGTCGCCACAAAGCCCAGCTCATCAACCAAAATGTTTTGAGCAACGTCGGAACTGCTTAGTTCTGCCTTGAACTGAAATGCTCGGGCTTTAAACGTACCGTTGACAAACTCCTGCCACGGCCCGAATGGATGGGGTACGGTTGTCGGATCAGAATCAGTGCTTCTGAAGTACATCTTCGCATTCACTGCATCAGCGTCAGTGCCATCAAAATCGTTCCAGGTGTCAATGTTCGCTGTGCGGGAATCGATTAGATCGTTAGGGAAAAATGCTCGGGTAACAAAGCGACGTTCTAAGTCGATTGAAAATTTTGTCTCAAGATCTAAGTTGCTGACGAATTGGTAGTTGGCAGAACTAAGAATGTCGCCAAGGGTATCGAATGAACTGATGTCGTCAAAATCCGACTGATCATCTATCGTCTCACTGCCGTCAATAATTAACGCATCTAAATCCTCGTCATAAAAACAATCGGTCTTCTGACCTTGAAATGGCGGAGTGTCTTGATCTTCTCTCCGAGATTGGACAATTAACCGTCCCAGCGTGTCTGGGAACTGCACAATGACGCTTGTTGCGTTTGTGCTCTTGTTGCCCAAGTCGTCCTCAAACTTGGCGAATATCTCACCCTCGACTAATGGCACGATTGCTTCAGTTGAGTTACCTGCAACAGCAGGAATTAAGTCAACAGAATTAGGCCACGTTCCTGTCCCGTCAGTCAAGTTGCTGTGCTTGATGTGAACAAGGCCGTTCACCTTTACGTCAAGGTCTACGGTTTGGTCCCAGCGCAGGCGAGCACTATTTGCGCTGATCGGCTCAATCGACAGATTCTGAACATCGCCAGGTACTGCTGTTTTGCCAACAAGCGTGAATGTTGCTGTTGATATAGAGCTTTGCTTGCCTAGATAGTTCCGGGCCAAAGCTTGGACAGTTAATGTCCCAGCGCGTAATGACCTTAAGGTAAGCGATGGGGAAGATGTAGTAATCGTTGTAAAATTATCGTTGTCAATTTTATACTTAACTAAGAAATCGTTAGTGTTAATTCGGTCATGGGTAAAGCTAAAGTCAAAACCAGTGTGAACTGTTTGGCCTTCTTGGTATAAGAATTCAGTACCTGTTAGAGACTCTGGGGCAGCAGGTTTGCCGGTTAAATTTGTGATATCTCGCTGCGTAAGATCTAAGTCTCTTTCAACAGCGTTGTAAATTGATTCATTGTAAGCAACAGCAGTTACCCCATAGATACCATCGCCTGCCTCATCTACTGTTAATACACGGAACTGCTGAGCCTGAATATCGGAAGTTTCGATTAAGTAAACAGCTCCCGCATTTGGGGCCTCACTGAATGCAGATGAAACAGTGATTGCAGTTCCTGAAATGCTGCTAATCGTTTTGGTTTCAACTAAACCGGTTGGCATCAAAACCGCAATTGTTGGACTAGCTGCAAGATTTACTGACAGGTCGGAGCTGCTATCGACAGTAATGACAGTTGTAGTCGCTGAACTGACACGTCCGCTCCTGCGCGTTCCACCGCGCAATGGGTCAGCGATGTTAACAACCATCCCTGGGCGAAGGACAATTCCACTATCAATAGAAACGCCAAACTCGCAAGTCTCTGTGAGGTTCTGTTCAGACAGAAGCGCCCACTTACCTAAACGATGCGCCTGCCCTTGGCTATAACAGCCAATGGCTTTAATATCCTTTTTGATGATGCCGTATTTTGCGACTGCATCATGGTCTTCAACATATTCATATTCAATATCACCGCGAGTGTCGTATGACTGCCAAGCTACAACTGCAACAGTGTGACGCGATTTTTGCGAGGAACCAGAATAAGTGAACAATCCTTCGAGAACATTGGCTGGCCCGAGGACATACTGTGCATCACTAGGTTTGTCCTGAAGCAGAACTAGCGATCCAGAGCCGTAGTACGAAATGCCACGGAAAATCGCAGTCAAAGACTGGATTACGTTGTAAACTTCATCGCGTTGGTTGATAAGGATATTGAGGCTGAATCTTGGCTCTTGGCCGCCCTTGCCATCATCTACAAGCTCGTTGCAATACTGAGAAACAGCAAAAAAGTCATATCGATCGAGCGTATCTTCCGGGACGCCTGCCCCATATCGATCGTTAACAAGCAAATCATATAAACACCACGCAGGATCGTTAGTCCATGTTGCTGCCGAAAAAGTTCCATCCCAAACGCCAGAATATGTAATCCTGCCTAGATGTGTTGTTGTGTCTACCGTCGCGTTGCTGGGGATCTTGACCTTAATGCCACGGATCAGATATTTTCGTGACGGAACACTATTAAACTGTCGCGAGTCAAACCGTAAGCCAACTAGGGCAGTGTTTGGGTAGCGAAACTTCTCATCAATTATCTCGGTATAAGACTGAAAAAATGTTGAACTAGAACGACGAGTGCTGGCTTCATCAGCACTTACACGCACCATTCGAATATCAACCGGGAAAGCTCCTGTTAACGTGATCATGTAATCACGCTGGTATCTTGCGCTGCTTTTGCCTTTGATAGCGTCTGTAATTACATCGTTGTAACCACCGCCGTTGTACTGAACTTGAAACTTAATGCTGACCTCGTGGCCAACAATATCACCGTCGTCTTCAATCTTCCGTAAAGCTGGAATCGATACAGTGACACGCACTCGATCTACTTCACTATTAGTTATTGATCGGGTAACAGGGGTGCCCTGAACTACTTCACCATTAACGCCTACTTCAACCTGTGTAGAACCGAAGTCACCGGGGATGTGAGTCTGAGCTTGCGTCCCGGTACGTGAAACAATCGTGAACTTACTGAAATTGTTAGACCCGTCAGCATTTTGAACCGGCGTGTCTTGCAAAAAAATACTCTTGTTGCCATCCTCTAGGCCTTGAATCTCTCCCTCACTTAATACATCAAGAACAGAAGCAAACTGCACTGACTGCAGCGTATCGTCAGCCTCTGTTGGCGTATGCGAACTGCCACCGCCGCCTTTTCCGCCACCGCCACCACCGGCGCCGGCAATTCTCTGACCAATGCCAGCGTTGTGAACACGGATGTTATTGGCGATGAAAGTGTGCTGCCGTTCAACCGTTAAGTTGTAAACCGTAGCCGTGCCAAGATCTTCTCGGCTTGTCATCGGCCGAAGATGTCCCATGACATCAACCAAACAGTCATCAAAACCAAGGCTCTCAATCGCAACAAATGCGTTGTACTGGTTCAGAACCCAGTGGTTTGGTGTTGCGTCTACATATTCATTGCCCCAAAAGCCATAGCGATAAACCTGTTCATTTTCGTGAACATGAACCTTCAGCACCTTTGCAACATGAGTGTTCCCCTTGTCGTCAAAGCTGATCACCTCGCTCCCTTCTTTTAGTTCGTCAATGCGAACCTTGCCGCCGGGGATAGAAACAAGAGTGTCGCCGGTAAAGCAGCCGCCGCCACCACCAGATCCTGCGATGTATTTAGCTTGCGTCATGTTCTTTTTTGATCAACGTCAAGGCCGCTTGAAATCACAGCCGATCCAACAAACACTCGGCCGTAAGCTATTGGGACCGGCAAACCTTGCTTACTTGTATTTACGACGTTTGAAAACGTAAACGACTCAAGCTGTACTGCTTCGTCAAGTCCACTGTCTAGCGAAGGCTGCGGCGAAATGATGTCAGCAACACCAGTCAATACCATGCCAGCACCGATAGCACCGATGCCTGCACTAACAACGCCAAACGTTGATCCAAAAATGCCTACAGTGCCGAGAGTCGTTCCTAAGCCCGGAACCAAAACTGCAGTAGCAATTAATGCAGCGCCAAGCACAATCCGTCCGACACCGCCTGCACCAGCAATAACAGGCGTAATACTAAAAACTTCTTGCTCACTCCAAGGCATCGCTAAAACATTTAAATCGTCCGCAACACGCTCTTTCCCAACCATCACTCGATAGCCAACGCCATCTTTTTCGCTATCAATTAGCCACTTATCAAGGCCAGGAAAATTAACGCATAAAGCCTTTAGAGCCTGAGCTGGTGTTGCCGCCTCAAACTCAAACCGGCATCGGCCTAATCGCTTGCGGAGTGCGCCGTAGACCTTAACGACTTTCATGCCTCAAGGCGCAGGCTGTGCTCTTGCCATAGTAACTGCTGCCAAGGGTGTAAACATCCCTGCTCGACAGCCTCCCCTGCACATGATGCAAGATCTGCGAATCGCCTAGATAGATCGCAGCATGGTTAGGGACAGGCGAGACCAGCTGCATCAACAACGCATCACCGCGTTGCAGCTCCTCAACCGGAATCTTGTGGAATCCTTCCTTTTGGAAGTTCTCTAGATACAGGTTCTCGCCATGCTCCCACCACTGGTCCCGACGGTCATAATCTCGCAGCTCTAAACCCCACTCCCTCGCGTACCAATCACGGCACAAGCTGTAGCAGTCAACAACGCCGTGGACAAACTCACGCCCTACATACGGAAGCTCGAAACCGTCTGGCTCGCAGTAGCCCCATGCCTCGGTGTTCGGATTAACGATGAACCACGGCAGGCCAGACTTTTCGCACGCCACACGATCAGCGGGTGATGGCGTCGGATTCATCTTTGGATGGCTGTGGACTACAGCAACTATTTCGCCTTTATCTTCTACTTCGTTCCAGCCCTCAAGAACAAAGTGTTCGTCGGGCGTTTCAGCAATATTCCTGCACGGGAAGTAACGGCGACGGCCTTTGACAACAGCAATCAAACCGCAGCATTCACGCGGGAACTCATCTTTAGCTTGCTGAAGAATCTCAGCCTGCATCGTTGCCGTTAGCTTCATCATTTAACAAGCCCAGCTCCAGGGAACGACCCAAAAGGCAACTCGGCGGTGCTCCCGAAACGTAGCTTGCAGCTAGAAACACGCTTGCCACAGACGTCCTCTGCTGCCGTGCTTACCTCATTCCCATTTACGTCGTAATAGTCAGTACCCGTGTAGCTGCACTCTGAACTTCGGTAGACCCACTGGCATACGTTCGCGACTACCTGACGCTTAGGGAGCTTCTGACCCGCAAGGTCAAATTTGCTAGCTAGTTCAAACGTCACGCTATCGCGTGACTCACTCGCCTTGCGATCTATGAACCAACGTTCATCAGGGAATTTAGTGTTCGGGTCGGCGGTTGATTCGCCGTCTAGAAACTTCTTTAGCGTTCGGATTCGGCGAATTTCCGCGCCTCCAAGGTCATTGCCTGCAGTAGTTGCGTTTACTAGCAAAAGCTGCGTGGTCATCGTTCCATCTAGGTTGCTAATGGTCAACTTTGGACGAGGCAAAGTGCCCGTATTTGTTAGCTGAAAACCATCCGCCTCAATCGGAATCCGAGTGTAAGTATTGCCTGCAAAAACTATGTTGCCAGTTACCGCTGCGTTTGCGCCCGCATGAAAACGAAGAACATCAGAACTACCATGCAGCGTGCTATCTAGCCGCAGTTCGAACAGCTCAATGATTGCGCTAGGACTTAACTTTGATAGCTCCTCAAACGCAGAAGCGATCCCGGTCCAAACACAAGTATTGTCAGTGACCGTGCTGCCAATGTCTGTCGGCCAGCTCGGCTCAGAAGAACCTGATGTACCGGCTGTAGTGCATCGAAAAAACAAGCCAGATGCTTGCTGTGTCGAAGCACGTCGGATGTCACCTACAGAAAACGCGGTGCTAGCGGCCCAAGCAGCAACTGCCATTACGGTTCAAAAACTTGTCGGAACGTTGCGCTGATTGTGGCGCGATCCGGCGAAGGAATCGACTTGCTCCACCGCTCGCAAACAAACTTAAGCGCACTCGCTTCGCCAGGCGGTGTATAGGTGAAATCTTCCGCATCGACAGCACGGGCATCGAGGAAGGTCTCGATAGTGTCCGACTCAGCCTCCGACACGTTAAACGTGAAGTTGAATGTTTTCGGATTTTGGTTGATGCCGTACTTCAAACGAGCTTCATAGCCATCACCGAACTGCACCTTTCGTACGATTGGTGCGCTCGATTTAGTCATCCCCGGTGCGGGGTCAAAATCAGGAAAGTCAGCCATCAGGTAGCCAGCAAGCCTCCAGGACGTTTCTGTTTCAGTAGCTCCTGTTGGACAGCAAGGCCAAGAACCTTCCCGAGCTGGGCAGCTTCGTTTCCGTTGCCTTCAACAGATGAACCTGATGCGTCAACATTCACAGTTACGTTAGCGCTACCGCCTAAAGCGTGGTTCGGAATAATCGTTCCGGAAGTCCGTGGGACGAACAACTCAGGGCCACGCTCACCAACGACTGAAGGTCTACCAACCGGCGGACGGCCCCCGTCAGCGAAGAATCCGCCGAGGTTTTCAAAGATGCCTAGGCCAGTTGCTTTAAGCAAGGTATTGACGCCAAGCTTCATCAGAATGTTTCCAACGCTCCTCAGCACGTTAGAAGCAGCATCGGCGAGGGATTTTGTTTTATCAACTGCTGCATCAAGCATCCCGACAACACCATCAGCAATAGACGATCCGATCTGGTCATAAATCTGCTGCATTCTCTGCGCTTGTCTCTCAATCGCATCGGCAGCCTCTTTTTGCGCTTTCGCTGCCTCTGCTGAATCCTTTTTATACTTTTGTGCCGCTAATACTTTGTCCTCAAAGGCCAAACGCGCTTCGATCTCAGCTTTCACCTCTGAATCTTTAAGCCCTTTAGTGTTTTCAATGATGTCGCGAAGATCAAGGTTTAGTTGCACCTGCCTTCTTTCTTCATCGTTCAGCGCAGCCGCAAGAGCCCCTTGGTCCTGCAGGTCTTGAATACGTTGCTGTGATGCTTTGCGTCTTTTTTCAAGAAGTTTTTCTGCTTCTGTTTGACCTCCGCTTTGTCCACTACTTAAGGCTCCACCAGTTTCCTGAATAGCATTAGCGGCTGAAGCGGCTGCACCAGAAGAGGTTTCTGCATTGAACCCACCGACCTGCGCCAGAGTTGTGACTCCTCCCGTAATTTGCTTTACACCCTCTTCAACTGCTTTGCCAAGGAAGCCAGCAACAGCCTTAAAGCCTTTAGCTGCCTGATCAATAATGAACCGAATAGGTGTTGGGATCTGTGCATAAAGATTATTAAGCGTTGTTCTTACAGTTTCACCAAGATCGGAAAATATACTTACAACACCACTTCGTATGCTTTCGGCCAGGCCTA